TTTAACAATCGACATGATCACTTTCAAGTGCCTTGATATACTTGAAATGAATTCCCCCTTAATCCGAAACATCAATCGGCAATACGATTCCGCTTTCGCAGTAGAAGGCGCGAAGATCGGCTCTTCCTTGCGAGTTCGCTTGCCTGATCGGTGCTTGGTAACCGATGGTGCGGCCCTCGGAGTGCAGGACGACAACGAGCAGTTCACCACCATGACCCTCACCAACCAAAAACACGTTGGTTTGAATTTCACTACTGCTGAACTCAAAATGAACATCGACGACTTCGCAGAGCGCAAACTCAAACCTCGGATTTCTCAGCTCGCCGCAAGCATCGAATCGGATATCGCTCAGACTGTTTATAAATCCATCTATCAATCAGTCGGCACCCCTGGCACAACTCCATCAACTTCCTTGGTCTTGTTGCAAGCTCAGCAGAAGCTCAACGAAATCAATGCTATGATGGACCCAAGAATCGCGGTAGTCAATCCCGCAGCCAACGCTGCTCTGGTCGAAGGTATGAAGGGCTTGTTCCATTCTGGCTCTACCATTTCCAAGCAATTCCGTACTGGCATGATGGGTTCTGACGTCCTCGGATACAACGAGATCGCAATGGGCCAGGGAATCTCTACCCATACCCGCGGCACCACTCCGACTGCACCAATCAATGCAGCTACCATCACCGTGCAAGGGACCGCCTCCCTGCCCATAACCTTCACTTCTGGTTCTCCGACATTCCGAATCGGTGACGTATTCACCATCGCAAACGTCTACAGCGTCAATCCACAGTCCCGCGTTTCTACCGGCGCCTTGCAGCAATTCGTTGTAACCGCTGACTTGGACATCTCCTCCACTACCTCTGGAACCCTGTCCATCTCTCCGCCGATCTACACCGCGGAACATGCACTGGCTACCGTTGACTCTTTCCCGCAAGCCTCTGCCGCCCTTACTTTCATGGGCGCAACTGCCGGAGTCTATCCGCAGAACCTTGTCTTCCACGAGAATGCCTTCACCCTGGCCACGGCTGACCTCCTTATGCCGCAGGGCGTTGATATGGCATCCCGCCAAGTCCACAATGGAATCTCAATGCGTATAGTGCGTCAGTACGATATCAACAACGATCGTATGCCCTGCCGTATCGACGTACTCTATGGAATCAAAACTCTTCGCCCTGAGCTCGGCGTCAGGATCTGGGGGTAGTCAATGAGCTATGTCCTTGGTAACATAGTCACTGCGTCAGTTGTTGTGGTTTCCATAACCCCAGCAGAAACTGACACAATAACTTCCGTTGAGCAGACCTTCACCGTAAACGGTCTGCGAGTCGGGGATGTTATTTCAGGAGTCTCGAGTGTAGCTGCCCAAACCGCTGGTATAGTAGTAGCCAGCGCGCGGGTAACCGCAGCCAACACCCTCGGAATAACTTTCTCCAACCCCACCGCCGGTGGTGTCACAGCAGTAGCCGGCGACTATCAATTCATCGTATCGCGACCTGATTCTGTCAAGTCCGATGGAAACATATAAGGAGTATTAATCATGGCAGCACCAAGTGATATCACTTATGCAGGAAATGGGCACCAGGTTGGGGATGGTCGGGAAACTGAAGTACTTACCGGAGTTCTTCCCGCACCGCAGACCGCAACCGCAACAGATACTTTAACCGTTGCTCAGGTATTGGGAAAGCTGTTGGTTGGTAATCCCTCAACCTCTGCCGCAACCTACACCTTGCCAACCGCGGCTCTGTTGGACGCAGCAATACCCAATAAAAAGGTCAATACTACCTTCGATCTTACCATTATCAATATCGGGACTTCCACCGGTGTCATTACCGTAGCAGCTGGAACTGGCATCACCTTGGTAGGTATGGCAACCTTGCCAATCACCACCTCCGCTGGATCCTCCGGCACCTGGAGATTCCGGAAAACAGGAGTCGCCACTTGGACCGCATACAGAATTAGTTAAGTAATAATGGAAAACTAAAAGGGCAGAATTAAACCTCTGCCCTTTTTGGAGGTCTTCGATGATCCTTACATCTGGTGAAATAATCAACGCAGCTATGCGGAAGTGTGGAGGGATTCTCGCCAGTGGGGAAACTCCATCTGCCGAGGAATCTGCTGATATTCTACAAGCCTTCAACACTTTGTTGGATTCTTGGTCCGCAGAGCGCTTATCCGTCTTCTCAACCCAAGATCAAGTCTTCACTTGGCCAGCCAACACCATCTCCCGAACCATCGGCCCTTCCGGAGACCTATCTGGCAACCGTCCGCAGAAGGTCGAAGACTCTTCCTATTTCAAGGACCCAGGAACTGGTATCAGCTATGGTTTGGGAATTGTAAACGAGCAGCAATACAATTCAATCGCTCTGAAAACTGTAACTTCCACCTATCCGCAGCTAATGCATATCAACATGGATGTGCCGGATATCACAGTTGAGCTGTATCCAGTGCCAACACAGGACCTTGAGTTCCATTTCATTTCGATAACGGAATTGGCCCAGCTCTCCGACCTCGTAACCGATGTTATAGCACCTCCTGGCTATATGCGGGCGTTCATCTACAACCTCGCATGTGAAATCTGTATGGAATTTGGACTCGAACCTCCTGGAGCTACCCAGCGGCTTGCCATGGCCTCCAAGCGGGTGCTAAAGGCTAACAATTCCCCGCAGGATATAATGTCTATGCCTACAGGATTACCTGGGATTACTCAAAGATTCAATATATTCTCTGGGAATTATTAATATGCCAAAGTACAACGCATTGTCGGCGAATCCAGATAAGAATGTCTATTCGACGCTTGGGGCAGCTGAAGGCGGTACTCCCAAGCGCGGGGGATTGCGTCCTGGAAAATATAATATGCTGAAGAAAGCAGCATCAGATTATATGGATTGGAGAGTGGGTGAGAGCCAGCGCGTTAGGGAAATTCAAGACCAGGCTTTTAGAGAGCGCCGACAGCTAACTCCTGAGGAGAGTAAGTTTGTGGGGGAACACTATCTGAACTTGAGTATGAATGCTGGAACTTTTATTGGAGCGAAGGGCATTGCCCAGATGGGAAAAACAGAAGTGCTGGCAGCAGCAGAGAAGCTAAAAGCGGCGGGTGTTGCGGATACGGAAATCTGGCGGCGACTCGGTGTAACCTTCAAATTCCCCGACAAGCTCCCTCGGATGGAAATCAGTGACAAGGCGGCGAAGTTGAAGGACATGGCCAGCAAAGCCTCTCGTGTGGACGAAGCTCTGGAAGCTCCAATCCTCGAAGCCTACCCCAATCTCCAAGCTTCCCCTTTCTCTCTGACCCTAGATCAAGGCACCTTAGGCTCTTTCTCCCCTAGGACTGGATTGAAGGTCTCTTTGCGAGGGGAGAACCCAACAAGCACCGCCATACATGAAATCCAGCATGGGGTGCAAAAAGCTGAAGGATTCGCAGGTGGGGGAAGTTTAAAAGAGTTTGCGAAAAAGAGCGAAGAATTGCAGGCTGCCCTAACCAACCCCCTCGCAAAAAAGGTAACCGCAGCTTATAAAGCTAAAGACATACCAGCAATAAAAAAACTAAAGCAAGAGAATCCAGAAGAATTCAAGAAAATGACACTAGCGTTGAAAACTCTTGGAACAAAAAATCTCCTTTTGGCGCAGGAGAAAGTAGCGGCTTTAGCGGGAAAAACCCCCTATGAGAAATACCGAAGCCTGGCGGGAGAGGCAGAAGCCCGCTTAACCCAATCCCGTTTAAAAATGACCGATGCAGAGCGCCGATTGGCATACCCTCCAGCCGGCTTCGATATCCCCGCGCACCAACAAATAATAAGGCAGAGATAAATGAAAACTCCAATTCTTGGCGGGCAGTTCGTAGCTAGATCAGTCAATGCTGCCGATAACCGAATGATTAACCTCTATCCAGAGATCATCCCGGAAGGCGGGAAGGAACCGGGGTATTTGTCGCGGTGTCCGGGGTTGTTGCTGAAGGCAGAGGTAGGAGATGGACCAGTCCGTGGGATGATTCGAGTAGGGACTTCAGCCTACATTGCATCTGGACTTGAGTTCTACCGATTAACCTCTAATTATATTCCGATCCTTCTGGGCACGATAACCGGCACTGGTCCGGTTTCCTTAGCCGACAACGGAACGCAGATTTTCATCGCTTGCAATCCAGACGGATTCATCTATAACATTTCCACTGGAATATTCGCAGAGATAACCGATCCTGATTTCCCCGGCGCAGTTACCGTAGGCTACTTGGACGGATATTTTGTATTCAACGAGCCGGATTCCCAGAAGTTTTGGGTTACCAGTCTCCTGGACGGCACTTCCATCGATCCGTTGGAATTTGCTTCCGCTGAAGGCAATCCCGATGATGTATCAGCAATTGCTGTAGATCACCGAGAAGCTTGGATATTTGGAGAAAACTCTGTTGAAGTCTTCTACAACTCCGGCTCGTTGGACTTCCCCCTCGCCCGCATCCAAGGGGCTTTTTTAGAGGTAGGTTGCCTCGCTCCTCACTCCATCGCGCGCTTGGATAACTCCTTGTTCTGGCTTGGTTCAGATGCTCGCGGAGTTGGCACCGTCTATCGCGCGAACGGCTACGCAGCACAACGAATCTCAGACCACTCCATCGAATCAATCATCCAAGTCTTTCCTGATATCTCCCAGGGCTCTGCCTACACCTACCAGCAAGCGGGTCATTCCTTCTATGTGCTGAACTTCCCAACACAAAACCGCACCTTCGTGTTTGACGTGGCGACTGGCATTTGGCACGAA